TCCCGGGCTTTTCTCTCTTCTGCAAGTCGTTTTATTTCTGCGGCATTTCCCCGGAGGCGTTCTTCCAAATCCAATTCAGCCTTACGCATCCCCGTTCTAAAGGCTTTTGGTGCTGTTTCTTTGTACAGTCTTGCCGCCTCTCTTTGCCCAAGTGCGCCCGCTATTGATTCCCGAATCTTAAAACCCATATAGTCGGCAGCCGCCTTAAGTCCGCCAATCAAATAATCGAATAACGCCTTCACAGAATCTTTGGCAAGGTCAATTGTCACGCCCCGGGCGTCCTTGTCAAACAGGTTTCCGAACGCCTCTACCAGTGGCTCAAAAACTGCGTTAACCTTTTTTGCAAGGTCTTCAAGTGCACCTGAACTACGCAATTCGTTAAGACGGTTTTTTATTTCCAGCAAGCCGCCTTTTGCCGTGTCTCGCAAAACGTTTCCAAACTCAATCATCGTGACTTCCCACGACAATTTTACTGCGTCCGTCAACCCTTTTCCGGTCTTTTCGGCTTCCTTCATCAACCCCTCGAACCGTTTCATGTCACGCTCAAGCAAGCCCCAAGCCTCGGAGGTTGTCCCAATTCCTTTTGCTAGATCGAGAAATGCGTTCTGTGTTTTTCCAGAAGCTATGCCCATTTCCTGCAGGCGCAATATTGCACGCCCAACAGGTCGCCCCGCCTCCAGTGCCTGCCACGTTCTGCCAACCCAGAACGCCACATCCTCAAGGCTTTGATTCGTTCCGCTTGCCGCATCTCCCAGCATTCGCAATGCAGAATCAGTTGCAAGCACTCCGCCGGAAAATAACTGAAGTGTTCTCGCCGCCTTAACTGTTCCCACGACATCAAACGGCGTATCAATCGCAAACTGCATCAACTCCTTTACTCGCTTGCTTGCCTTTTCTGCGCTTTTCAGCATTGTTGCAAACTGGAGTTCGATTGTTTCGATTTCAAAAGAGCGGCGTATCGTTTCGCCAATAAACCTGAAAACTTTTCCAAGATTTTGAGCGGCTGAACGAACCATCCCAAGCCCCGCTCGAATGTTTGATAGATTGCCAAAAACTCCGGTTAATGCGCCTTTAATGCCCTTGAAGATTTTTACAATTCCGCCGCCGGCTCTCTTCCAGATATTTGCCGCTATCTGCGCCGCTCTACTTGCCGCTTTCCCGGTCTTGTCAAACGCCTTTTCGCCTTCCTTGCCAGTCTTCTGGAGGTCTTTTTTTGTATCTCTCAGCGTCTTATCGGCGTTCGTTGTAAGCCGCAATAAAAATTCTAAAACACGTTTCACGCCTGTTTTTCCTCCTGTATTGCTTTTTTACGGCTTTCGTAAATTCTTTTAATTGCGCCTCTCAGGGCAAGCATTGTTTCCTTTTGCCGTGCAGTCAATTTGTCTTTTCCGGTCATGCCACCGCCCGCTTTTATTGCCATCGCCTCAACCGCCACGGCATAGGAGTGTGTCATTAGTCGGCGGTCTTTGTGGTACCAGCTTTCTGGATCGGTTCCAGTCATTGCCGCCAACTCGCAACAATATCTTTCCCACCGCTGATATTCTTGCACTTGCGCCATTTCCTCCAGTTCTGCAAGTGATTTCTCGTGCTCATTTTCCGGCTTTTTTGAACAGGCGAATATATTTTCGCAAAGCTCAATAACGTTGTTTACGGCTTCCGGAGTCGCCGTCTGCTCCATCCAGTCAAGTACGATTTCGTATGCCTGCCTTGCTTTTTCCCGTTGCGTATCCATCAGCATATCAAAAACGGTTTGGCAAGCAAGCGTTATTTCCTCTTCGGTTGCTGTTACCGTCTTCGCCCAGCACTGTATGTTTTCAGCAATTTCTCGCCCATCCCTAACTGCCATTTTTTCGGAGTCTCGACAATGCGCCAAAGTGTAAGCTAACGTGTTCAACTTTGCTCCGCTCCGTTCGGGCAACAGCTTAAACGCCGCATCCATGAAATCAGCGCCGGCAGAAGTAAGAGGATAAAAAGTGCAATTTCCAGCCCTCACGGGAATTGATGTAACCACGCAATCAACTTGAGCTGTCGCCGCCTGGTATTTCTCTCCCAGAATATGCAGCTCAACTATTTCATTCGCTGTTAGGTTCTTAACCCCCAAGCTTGCCAGCTCTTTTATTGCGTTTGTTGCATGTGGATTTATCACGCCTTTTTACCCTCTTTTTTATCTCTTTAGAAACATTAAATCTAACTATCTTTTTCTACATTTATGTACCTCCATTTCCTCCTCCGTTTCCAACATGCGCCTTAACGTGGCGTTCATATTCGAAAGTCTCGGTGTCGGCGCCTTCGTTGTTTGCTCCGCCCGACTGCGATATCAAACCCCAACCCTCGCCCGGCGGTGTAATTGTTGCGCCCGAGCCGACAATGGTAATCGAGAAGGTTTCTACTCCATCATGATTATCCCCTGCAATCCAATCTCCAAGATCGCCCAGATCGTCAACGTGCGTAACGTTAAGCGAATATTCAACCGACTGAATGCCAACACCAATATCGCCGACATCAAGAGTGAACCCCATGCCCTCCCGGGGAATCCCGAAGCCCGCATCAAAGGTGATGGAGGGCTTGTATTTTCTGGTTGAGCCGTCCGTGTGGGTTGTCGGCGAATGCTTATGCGTGTTCACACTAAGCTTCGGCTTGTCGGTATTTGAAAAAGAAAGCGTAAAGCCGTCTATCATTTCTCCATTTTTTGTCTCGCCAGCGTCCGGAAGTATTAGTTGTCCGTTTGAAGCACAACTGCCATATTCAAGCGTCTTCGAGATCGTGTTATTGTACAAATCGTATCCGCATTCATCGCCATCGCTCCCAAGTTGAGAAGCCCGGTCGCTGCTTGCAGAAGGTTGGTTGCTTTGAATTTCCCAGCCCGCTAACGACAACGGGTCTTCGGGTGCGAAGTATGTGATTTTAGCTGTCATTTTTATCTCCTGTTTTTGTTGTTGTTTAACGGGATCCGCCCGAATCGAAAATTATATCCAGATTTATTCTTGCCGTGAACCCAGCAAGCTCAATATCGTTGAACTCAATGCCGGAAAAACCGCCTGTTGAAACTCTTGCAAGCTCCACGTTTCCAAAATTCCGCTGCGGCAATCCCAGCAGAACACGCATTAGGAACACCTGCAATCTTGCCCGATCTTCGAAAATCGCCTCAACATATGCGGGCAAGTGGATTGACTTGTTGCAGCTCACCAGCATTGCATCTCCGAGCCGTGTGTCATCCCATTCGAAAAACCACGCATCAATAATGTTTGGATTTACCCCGGCAAACGCATTCACCTCAAGGCTTGCCCCGGTAATCTCGCATAGCTTTTGCATAATATGCTTTTCCGCCTCCGCCCAAGCCAGTTCCGGGCTTGATGGCGGGGTGAAGTTTCCGTTGTCTATTATTTTATTCATCTCGTTTTTACCCTCCTGAACCCTTGGCAATCTCCTGCATTATTGCAGCTTCAAGTGTTGGCGCAACCTTGCTTTCATTTTCATCAATCGCCCGCTCTATAAACATATGATCTGCCCGTGCCCCTTTTGCGATTGTGCCAGCTCCACGGTTGTGCCATGTAATCCCCTTTTCATCATGCATTTTTACAGCATAACTCCCGGCTTCGGAATTTGAGGCAACAAAGATTCGAATCTCTTTTTTAGACCTTTCATATTCGCCCTGAATTGAACGCTCCAGCCCTCCGGGGTTGCCGGCTGTTCTCATGTTGCGTGCCAGTCGTCTTGCCTCCTTGCGCTGTTTTCTGCTTATGCTTTTTCCGTCAACTTGCCCCATCCTTTTATATCTCTCTTCCGCCTGTTCATGAGTCGGCGATCTTGGAGCATTTTTCACCGCTTCATCAGCCAGCTTTATCGCCACCAGTTGCGCCCCTCGGTCTAAGCCTCTGTAAAAATCACGGTGAAAATCTGAAAAAACACGCTCTATAACATTCTTCATTTTACGCCACCCGCCTTGCTTGTTCTTCAATTTCCGCATCATCCCAGCCCGCAACCATCATCTCATATCGGTGTACGCAATTCGGGTGGAAAACGCCCGCCGCCCTTGCATCAGCATCAGAAGGAAAACGAGAATCAAGTCCGGAAAGCGAAACGATTCGCCCCTCCCATCTTGCGCAAACTTCACACTTGTTCGGGCTTCCGCCGTCATCACTTATGCGGTACAGGTCAATGCCCAGCTCCGATCCCCGATTAAGATACGCCTCTCGCCAAACGTTCCAAGCGGTGGTTCTCACCAGCATTTCAGTATATACTTCATCATCCCATTTACGCCCCGCCCGGTCTGTGAACTTTTTTTCTGACTTGTTTCGAGATAACTTGCTCCACTCTTTTTGTAGTTTCTCCCGCAGTTCAAATGCCGTTGCGTCCGATACTGCGCTCTCTCGCATAACATTTATCAGTGCCGTTCTGAGTGCGCCAACTTCTGATTTTGCCATGTTTTCCGTGTACACCGCCGCCAAGTCGTGCGCCCCCGCCGGGTTTGCAGCTTCGAGAACTTCGTTCATGCGTCGCTCTGAAAACTGAACAATTGCCCGCTTGCCCTGGTGAGAATCTTTGCCCGCTTGATTTGTTGCAGCTCTTGCGATTGGTCTTACTTTGCGTTTAACAAGCCCATTTATGTTATAGTTCAGCTTCATGTATTCCCGCAAAATTCGGGCATAAAGAACATCACGAGTTGCCGCCCTCGTTGCAATTGTCTCTTTCTCAAGCGCATCACGGACAAGCCCGGCAACAGTGGTTTTTGACATTTCCACCAGCTCCAGAATCTCGTCTGTTACGCCGTCAAAATCAAAGTTAAGTTTGAAGGGCATTTTTTCACCTATCCCCGGACAACAACCGTGCCGGAATACCCAAGCCACCGCAAGGCTTCCGGTGCTATGTATTGTCGTTTTCCGCTTTGGAACTGGTCGGCTTCACTTCGTGCAGAACGGAAAATATTCACCGCCGAACCAGAATATGGAGAAGCCGTTTCCGCTCCCTAAAGCAGGTACAGGGCATGTTCGTATACCGCATATTCATCCCGGGTTTTGTCACCTGCCTTATACGGTTCTTCATCTTCCCGCATAGGTCGCCCAAGCGTTCGAGACAATACCCGCTTCGATTCCGCCACCGCCCCTTCTCTTCTGGAGTTGGGATAACGTTGCCAAGTATCAGCGGCGGAGTGTTTCCCGATAGCAAAATAAGCTTCGGCTCCATCAATATCGATTGCCATTTTTCACAATCTCCCTTTTTTGAAAAAGCCCTCCCTGCATCGTCAGAAACAGGGAGGGCTTAGGGTTATGTTTTTACTTCTCAGCGGCGCCAGTCTTTGCGCCGCCGCCTTTAGATTGTTTCTTTGGCTTCGGCTCTGTCTCGCCTTTGCCCTCCAGCTTTTTCAAGGCGTCATCAATGCGCTTCGCCCGTTCCGCCTCTTGTATCTGTCTTGCTTTTGCCAGTTCCTCGGCTTTTTCTGCCTGTTCCTGCCTCAACCAAAACAAACGCTGTGCAGTGTTCCCACTCATTTTGTCCCTCCTTTTTTATCCAAGTTTTGCCAATTTGCAACGCAGTTGACATGCCCGGATTAGTTTTTTCTCATAGACTCGCTCCCATTTGGTCGGGTCTTTGAGATTTGCATTCGTCGGGCTTGAGCCTGTCGGAACTGCCGCCTTCCATTTGATTCCCCGAATGTGGCAAACATACGCATCACGGGAGAACAACTCATCTCTTGAGCCTTTGGCGTTTCGTGCAATTTCAAACGGCACTTTTTCCTTAGCGTTATTTATCGTCACCGCTCCAGCCGCAAACAGGGTTATCACCGTTTCAGTTGTTTCCGGGTCGTAAAAACAGTTATCATTCATGACAATGTTTAGTCCGTCAAAACTTGAAAGAGTGTGATCCCGGTCTTTTGGTCGATACAAGCCCTTGCCGGCAGAAAGACTATTCAGCACGGTTTCCGCCTGTGAGTGCATCGCCATCGCAACGAGTCCGCCCTTTGCATCGCCCAGCAATTGAGCGGCATCAAGAATTGTGTTGACATGCAGTACTTCCGCCCCGCCGACAACATCATCACCGTTCGCATTTTTGGTGATATCAAGGATTAGATCGCCATCGTTGTCTTCAGCATTTGCAGCGAACACGCCCTCAAGCGTTGCAAAAAACACATCCTGCCTGCGCAGATTTCTGTAGTTCCCAACACGTGCGGCAATTCGCCCAGCCGGATCATCACCTGAAAGATCATGCGCAAGATCAGTAACGCCCCAACCTTTTGCCCGTCTGTGAATGATCGCAACATCCTGCCCCATTCCGATATCATCAATATCAATATCGTTTTCACTCAGCGGCGCATCATCGCCCGTAAGGTCTTCAAAAAACGGCATGTTCAGTGTCGTTCCTGTTACTCCGCTTTCTCCAACCTTGCTCTGTACCACCGGGTCAACCGTTGCAATTCCCGACTCAACCAGAATATTCTTGTCGGTCGTAATCAATTGCACGGCATCGGTAAATTCTTGGTTCTGAATAATTTTCGCAACCGTCAATCCTGTATAACTCATTTTCTCTACTCCTAACTTTTAACGTTTTCAGTTAACACCCGCCTCCGATTTTAACCGGGCGGCAAGTGCACTATCTTTTTCTGTGATTTCGATTTGTTTAGTTAGATTGTACGATTCTTTTTTCCACGGGTTTTCAGTATAGTCAACCCCTGCTTTTTTCGGATCTCCTGAAGGCGGTACACCTCCCGGGGATTCGGTTAAAATAAGAGCTGCGTTTTCCGATTTAAAACTTTCAAAAGCTTGCTTGAGTGCCTCGGCGTCATCAGCATCTACGCCGGTCGTAACGGACAAAATAGCGGAGTCAAAGAAGGAAGAAGAAACACCCTTGATAGGAATTACTCCTGCTTTTTTGGCTTCTGCCAATATTGTTGTTTTTCGCTCCAGTGCCAGCCTGTCGGCTTCTGCCTTCTGCGCCCTTGCGTTCATTTCCTCAAGCTTTGCATTGAGGTCTTTTATCGCGTTTGCGAAACGCTCTTCTGCAGTCAGCTTTTCTTCTTCCTGCTTTTTTTGCAGTGCCTCGGCATCAGCCTTGATTTTGTCAAGTTTTGCCTGCGCCTCTTCAGCCTTCTGCCTAGCTTCGTCTCGCTCTTTTTCGGCTGCTTTTCTTGCCGCCGCCGCAACTCCGTCTTTCTCTTTCACCGGGTCGTAGGTTGCAACGAAGGCTTTTTCCTCGTCTGTCAACTGTTCACCCTTTAAAATTTTTGCAAGTATGTTTTTAATTTCCATGTTTAAGAATCTCCAATCTGCCAAACCAGTTAAGGAGTGGTTTGCTTCTCCTCGCTGCAGTTTTTACGCCCCTGCAACGGTTGAGCGAAAGTCGTTATTCGGTGTCGTCTTCTTTTTGTCTTTCTCGGTCTTTTGGGATTGCCGTCTTGAGAAACTCCGCAAAGGAGAACCCCGCAACCGTGTTAAAATCCATCTTCTCAATTTCCTCTTGTGCCTTGGCGATCATCTCATCAGAAACACCGCCAATATTCCGAACAATGCGAAGTGCCGAAAGCAGGATAATCTTGCGCATCGCCGGCGTGATATCAGAAAGATTTTGGATCAGTGCCAATGCCGACATGTCGCCCTCGACGTCTACCACGTCAAAAGAGGTCGCCCAAACTGGTTCATATTCCACAAAGTCCGGATCAATCAACTTTGCAAGTTTGACAACTTTGCTTTCCGCATCCTGCATAATTAACGCCCGGTGTTTCAGTGTCGATTCCGTGTCCAGCATGTCAAACTGTTTGCTCTCTACGGTTTGCGATTGTGCTGTTTCCTTATTGAAAAGTGACAAGCCAACCATATCAAAAAGAGCCTTGCGCTTCTTGTCTCGCTCACTCGGTATGATTGTCATTGCAGATGATTCCGGCATCAAATATCTGGTTGTTCCCTTGTCTTCCCCATCCTCCACCATTGCGCCATCTATTGACCGTGTAAGCTCTCGGAAAACCCTCAATCTGCGTTCGCCGGTTGCGCCGGTTGCCTCCTCGATTTTGTCGTCAAGATCATCACGTGCAGAAGATGGGATAACCAGTTGCGGAAACACCGTTTTCACCAGCGACTCAAAATGCAAACTATCAAGATTGAGAAGTTGCGCCTGATTGTTCTCCACCTCGTCAAACCACCACGGCGAATCAGAAGGCTTGCCAATCAGCACGAACGGAATAACAGGAAGCGGCAATTCCGTAATGCTAAACGGATCATTGCTTGCGGCGTCTGTTACATCGTATTTTAAAACTCTAACCTTGTTCGGTTCCACTTGCTCCCATACGGTTCTGACAATCCTATCTTTCGCCTCTACCCAGGGAGACGGGGAAATATACTCGATCTCCTCTGTGATTATCCAAGCCAGTTTTCCATCAGTTTTAAAACTCCAGTCCGGCACAGAGATTGAAGGAAAGCAGCGCAATCTTGGTGTATCTCGGTCTCTTCGCTTTTCGGCAAGCGTTCTGTTTCTTGGGATTCCCGAGTCATCAAGCAAGTTCGGCAGCCGTGATATTTGAATCCACGCCCATTGCCCCTGCGTGAAACTTTCAGAAACTTGCGCCCAGAAACTATCGGCTGATGTTCCGTTTCCGTCAACGTCCTTTTCCCAGTCTTCATCAATGCCCGTTCTTGTTGCCGGCTCCTTGAAAAGATATTGCTGAATTTTTTGAACGATTCTTTGAGCGTCGTTTATGAGTGCCGTTCTGTCTTTTCGCCCCGTGCCCAGTTGTTCAGAACGTCCAGAAATAATGCTGATTCCGCTCCACGAAAATTCCGACTCATTCGGCGCCCGCCACAACCTTTCATCAATGTAATCACGCCCGCCAGCATTTGCCAAAAAATTTAACTCCAGCTGTTTCCGGCGTTTGTTTAGGATTTTATGTTGTCGTTTTTTTATTTGTGACATGACTTGCCCTCGTTCTGCCTTTCGATATTAGACAAACAAAAGAAGGTTTGTCAAGTACGGAAGAAAGTTTTTTACGGTTTTTTTGCACTTTCCGGCAGAATCCTTGGAACGCAGTTAATCCAGCTTATTTTGTGATGGAGTCTTGCGTGTTTCATTTTTAGCTCTCCAACCACAACGGCTGACGGCATCACCATTACAGAATAAAAAGACTTCACATATGTTCCGCTGTCTAGGTATGCCTCGGTTAAGCCTCCCTTACTCTGCTGTGTCAGCTCCTGCGTAATGCCAACCTTCATAATAGTAAGAAACACATCACCCTGGCTGCCCCAATAAGTATATGTATTTACATCATCGTTCAGACGTCCTATTACCTCTACGGGATTGTCCGTTCTGAAGAAAAAGCTGTTCATTGCCTTTCGCACATATCCTCTTTTCC